GAAGACTAGGAAACTTGCTGTTATGCACAGCAAAAACCTTTGTTGGTATAATTAAAATTTATACCTTCAGAGTTTTTAAGTTCTCTGAATTTTAAAATCCGGCCTAATTCTAGGATCTCGGGTGTTTAAGATTTGGTGAACAGCTACTTGTTTAGAAAATATTCCAATTTATTGGAATATTTAGCAAGGAGCGTTAGTGGCTTGATGTCTGGCGTCGGTCTTTGACCAACAGCGCAGATCTAGCTCTCTAACATCACAAATGAAATATAAAACGTACCGACCCCTCTCTCGAGAGGCATGGGTATGGCATGGCATCGTTCAGGTAGTACTCCTATTAAGTTAGGCCTACTTGTCCTGGTGAATACCGTAAAGCCGGTTCTATATATACTTTAAATGAAAAATACTTATTATTTATCACTTAAAGCTTCATTTAGTGACTGGTTAGTAAGAGATAGATTGATATCACTAGGTAATTCTTTTGAATTACCAGCTTTATTTCGTAAGTTCGGTTGAAGATTTATTCTAATCTGCTTCCGAACAAAAGAAATAAAGAAGATCACTTCTCGCTTGCGATTCTTGATGAACTTTGCAAAATATATCTTAATCATGACTCGACGTCATGGTGAAGAATATTCTGTAAAGTATCTCAAATCCTCACAATTAGCTATCCAGCGTGCCGTAGCGGGAGAACCTCTTTCTTCTCTTAGAGAATTAGAGGCTGATCTCCCATTACCCAGACTAAGTCGCTCTGGTCTTCCAACTATAATACCGTTGGCAGATCGTAGGGCGATTTTAGCAGGTCGGGGATCCGTTATCAAATGATGGTTGACAATTTATTCAGTTTATAGAGTTATCTCTATTCCTGGAAAATTGAAAACCTCAACTATAACAGATCCCCTTACTGTCTCTGAATCGAATATTCAGGATGTTTCTGATGAGATATATACGAAAGTATTGTCCCTGAAAGAAATTTTCCCAAAGGTTCGATTCGAAGATAAGGGTATGCTATGACTTGAGACGTCATCTCCTACATCTAATACTAGTTGAGTTGGATATTTTAATGATTTAAAATATCTAATTCAAGAAGGTATTAATAAGGAGGTTGAGTATTTAATGATAATTCTTGATCAAAAGAGACTCTTGGAAGCTTGAAAAGCTTTCAATGGGGCTCTTCTGATTCCTGAATTACAGTCTGTAACAGATAAGACTAGAAAAACTTCTAAGACTTATGATGCTCAGGCTGTAGGTCAATTATCATTAAAATATGAAGCAGCCGGTAAAGTTAGAGTTTTTGCTTTAGTGGATGCCTGAACACAATCAGTGTTAAGCCCACTTCATCATTATCTCTTTTCTTTATTAAAGAAACTCCCAAATGATGGAACTTTTGATCATTACGTCTCTGTTAAGAGATGTATTGAGAAAGTTAAATTATCTGGTTGTTCCTTCGGTTATGACCTATCAGCGGCTACTGACAGACTTCCCATTGATCTACAAGTTTCAGTCCTCTCTGCTTTAATTAGTAAAGAGTTAGCTGAGACTTGGAAATCAGTTTTGGTTAACCGAAACTATATGTTAGGGCAATTACCCTTGAGATATAGTGTAGGTCAACCAATGGGGGCTCTGTCTAGTTGGGCAATGTTGGCATTAACACATCACCTTCTGGTTCAAGTATCTTATCAAAGAGTAAAAGGAATAACTTCTTCTACTGTCTGATATGACAACTATGAACTAGTTGGAGATGATATAATTATCTTTGACGAAGATATAGCTAAGTCTTACTTGCAGGTTATGGAAGAAATAGGAGTTCCTATTAATCTTTCAAAATCTGTTATTAGTAAGAGATTAGTTACAGAGTTCGTTAAAGTAACTACTGTTAATGGTGAGAATACGTCCGCTTTATCCTGGAAAATGTTTTTATCTCAAAATTCTCTAGTAGGTCGTGTGAGCATTGCTCAATACTTCTTACAAAGAGATTTGGGTCAAAAACCTATATCCATGTTAAAGAAACTACTAAGAAAATCAAAATGAAAAGAAGGAGATTTAAACTTCTCTTACGTTTCATTATTGATGTCCTTAGCAGAAAAAGGGCGTATCTCCTTCTCTTCTATCGTAAAGTCTCTTTATGATCTTTCATTTCCTACAAGATCGGCTTATAAGGCCATCTTATCAGGAGTTAATGTTAAAAAGTTTGAACACTATTTAACATTACTTATGAAGGATCCTGAATTGACTGAGCTTCCGTCAAATCAACATCAAAATATGATCTGACAGTTTGACTCACAACGAGCGGAGAGAGTGATAGCTGAGGTACTCCAAAGAAAAGTCGATCGATTTACTTCTTCATCTTCACGTCATGCGGATCATTTAGCTTTTAAAGTCTTAATGATGCAATTGGATGAGGATAGAGAGTTTATCGTTCGCAATCTTTGAGAGGGTTCTCCATTGGCTTCTATCCTTGAACTATATTCTAAATGATTTTTAGAAGATAAGTTCTTTGGTAGAATGCCTATACCTAATCCTTATTTTAATAAGGATGAAGGGTGGAGAGAAGAGGATAGATTTGCTAATGGAGAGTTCCTTCCTATGATTAGAAAGGAAATCCAGAAGGCAATCTATGCTCCCTTCCCAATTCACCCTCTTGAAACCTGATTTGCGTTAGAAGAAAAGATTGATAATCTTTCTTCTTTTTGTGAATTAGCAGAAAGAGCAAGAAATAAGAAGGTAAACAAGCCATTAAATCTGACGACTAAATCCAAGTTGAAACCTTTGCTATTTTTAGCAAAGATTAAACAATTTAGACCCAGTTTTATGAGATAGTGATCGGGTTTACAATCTATTGTACCGGTTACTGAATTGAAGCTTTCCTTTCGGTTGGCTTTAATCC